CAACTTCAACCCAACCGATTTGAGCCATATCAGAACCATTAATTACGTATTGGTTACGGATAATAACTGGTGAGTTAGAATATTGAGTAAAAGAAGGTGTTACAGATATTCTCGTAGAGTTAACAGTAGTTCCAGCAAGATTTGTTCCTTTTTGATAAGCAGAACCGTAAACAAATAGTTTAAGATCAGCAGCAGCAGCACCAAATACACCTTGTAGTGTAGTACCTGTAGCAAATAAAGTAACAGTTAGTACCGATCCAGTGACAATTGTTACAATACCTTTTGCTTCTTTACCAGTGCTTGGCTGTAAAACAACAACTGTGTCGTTAACAGAAACAACGTTTTGAATATCAGCAGCAGCACCTGGGTTTACATCAATAGTAGTAGCGCCAGGAAGATCACAATCTTTATAAGAGATATGTAATCTATTTTGCTCAGACCAAATTACTTGATCAGATGTCATTGGCATTTCAGCGCCAACCATTCTTAAAAATCCAGATAATGTACGATTTCCGTAACGCTCTACTTCTTGCTCGTAAATCTCTGGCAAGTATTGTTGTGCAAAGTCGTTGTCACCTTCGTTGAATTTTAGAAAGTTAGTGTCAAGCAACTGTTGCTTTTGAGATGGGACAATAGACCCAAATTGTTTGTTCAAACTCATAATATTAAGTTTTTTTAGTTAAATTTTTTAGTTTTAATTTTTAGTTTTGTAGAATCAGCACCGGAAATAGCTTTAACTTTAAAACCGTTTAAAAACACTTCTCCTTGAGTTGACCTAGCTTTAGTGTCACTCACGTTTTTAGAATTGCTTACAACGTCTTTAACAGCATCTGCTTTTCCTTGCTCATAAAAATGAGCTGCTATTTTATCTACATTTTCAGCGGCATACATAGCTTTATGATAACCTTTATAGTCACTAACAGAGCCGTTTTTATCTAGGAACTTCCCGATTAGGTTGTTAATGTCTGATTGCTTATCAGCTATACCGTCAGTATTTTGTATCTTATATCTATATTTCTTTTCACCTACACTAATATCGAAACCTTCGAAATCTTTAGTAAAAAGCTTTTTAGTATTTTCTTGAAACACTTTACGGTTTTCTTCAGCTTGTTCTTGCTGCTTATTATATCGATTGAAAAAGTCCATAGCTTTTTGTTGCTCCTGAGTTACGCCGGGTCTCAACTTGATTTCGTCGTAGTATTTACTCTTGGTTTCTTCTAAAAAGTTTTTGGCTTTTGCAACTTCTTCTTTAAACGCAAGTTTCTTCTTGCGTATATCTTTTTCCTCATCTAGATCTTCATCATATTCAAAATCTTCTAATAAAAGATCTAAATCTTCAGAATCTAAATAAGGTTTATTTTTTTTGTAATACTCTTTTATAAGAGTTTTGTCATCTATATTACTATAGTCAGCGTTTAGCCTGGTATAGTCTTCTATTGTCCCACCAGTTTCTTCCATAAAAGAAACTAACTTTTCAATATTTTCAGGTAATGGTTTACCTAAAACTTTTTCGTCTCTTATGGCTTCTTTTAATTCTTTTTCTACTTCACCAACCTCTTCAATAATTTCTATTGGAGATTCTACTGTTTCTTCGGTGGTCCGTACTTCTTCAACCATTTCTTTGCTGTCGCCACTGTCTTTGGGCTCTTCGATAATAACATTGCTATCATCTGTCTTTTGTGTTTGAACGGCATCTTCTTTTGGTATTTCAACTTTAATAACATCAGGTATAACTTCTCCTTGAGCCTCTGGCTTTGTTAAGTCTACTTTAGTTATTTCTTCTTTTTTGTTTAGTTTTTTAGGTGTTACTTTCTTTTTCTTAAGTTTAAACTCACCTTCTTGTTTTACTTCTGTTGACATAATATAATATAATTTAAAAAATTGTTTTGCCTACATAAAGGCACCAAGACCTTGGTCCGGTTGATTTTCAAAGTCTATAGGTAAGCCGTCATTTTTTCTTTGGCTTATCATTTCACTTTGTTGTGTCGCTTGTATTTTTGTTCTTTTATCTTTGCGATCTTCTATAAATTGCTCTTTATTTCTTTCAACTTGAATGTCCATCTGCTTAAGCTGCATGTCGTACTGAAACTGTCTTTCCATTTCAGCTTGCTTTATCTGAGCTGCAACTTGCATTTTTTGCATTTCCATCTCTTGCTTAGCTTTTTCAATATCAACCTTAGTTGACGCTACAGCCTCTTGTTTCTGCACTTCTGCCATAGCTGTTCTTTCAGCTGTTTGAGCTTGAGCATCTGCTTGAGCTGCGATATTAGCTTGTTGCGCAGCTTGATCACGTTCCATTTTAACCTTACGCTTAATCTTTAACATTTGATTAGCTAGCTTAAGGTTTTTAATTTGGCGTATATCAATAGCGTCTTCTAAGTCAATACCACCTGATTGTAATGCAACCTGTATATTTTGTTCTAACTGAGCTCTTTCTTCTTCATCTGGCTCTAGTTCTAAGAATATACCAAAATCATGAAGATTTAAATCTACAACCTCATCTAGTGTTTTTATATTGTATGTGGATATAGAATTTTGTAACGATGCTCTAGTTAATGGAAATCTTAGCGCGTCAGCTACTTTTAATGAAACATTTTCTGCTAGTTTAAGTGTTAAATATAAACTAGACTGAACAATATGTCTAGTCGCTACATTTGAAGCGTTAGCAGCTAGTTTCTGTAAACCTACAAGCGTAGATTTATCAGGTGTGCTACCATCTCTAGCTTCATTTAATCCCGTCACGTCACGTATCATCTGTAAATAGTATTGATACGTAGTTATTAAGCTTTGTATCTTACCACCACCACTAGAACTGTTAAGCTCTTGAATAGGTACTTTACCATGGTTTAATTCACCGTCTTGTGTTAGTGATCTACCAACAATACTACCAGTTTGAAAATACATATTTAATGCTTCAGCTGGATTATAGTTTGTTCCATTGCCAAGATCAACCTCTGCCAAACCGTCCATATCAAGATATACACCATCTGGCACCATTCTAGACAATACTTGTTGTAGCTTCAAGTGTGTGATTTGAATCATATCAGCAAACCCAACACACTTACTAACAACAGACTCTATTCTACCTTTATATATTCTAGGTGCACAAATAGCGTAATTCATAGCAACCTTAGTAGTGTCAGCGTATGGTCTTGACATATTTTCAGCCAACTCCCATTTAAGCATTGTATCTGTACCTAAAACAACAGCTCCATTATAAAGAACCTCTATAGTTCTAGATACTCTTTCAAAGTTATCATTTTCTGGTGGATTAAACGTATCTGGCTTTTCAATAGCCTTCATTAATCCTTGATCAGTTTGTTTTATTTTAAACACTTGATTGTGATATGTCTTATAATCAAAGTACATAACCTGCACAGTGTTTTCATCATAATCACCCCAACCAGTTATATATGATCTATTTCCAGGCATATTCTGAATACGCTCTAATTCTTTTTCAGATATATTAGGAAACTCTTTTTTAAGCTCTGGTATAGTTATAGCTTTTACTTCACCAACATAGTATATGTCTTCAAAGTTAGGATCTTCAGAATACGAATAAACCATGTAAGCTGGATCGACGTAATCAACCTTAATACCTTCTGCAGTATTGAAACTAGTTTTAGCTGCAGCAATACCTAACACGGTTAAATCCATATTAAGTCTACGTCTAACTAGATCGTATTTATTTTGAGCAAAAACAGTAGATATACTTTCTTCTTCAGCTATTTCAATTGACTGCTTATAGCTTAATTGCATTTTAAGCTCTAGCTCTTCTTTAGATTCTGGTATAGTTGTTGGATCTGGTGATTGATATAAGTCAATACCTAATGTTTGCTTAACACTTTCTATATAATCTTTAGCAACCATATCTTCGTAAAGCTTAGAAGCATACTCTGTTCTTTTCTTTACAGACTGAGGATCTTGAGCGTAAGCCTTAATATCATAAGACTTTTGAGATATACCGTTAACAACAATATCTACAAACTTAGATAAAATTGGTACTGGCTTCCAGTCTAAATTAAGATAAGACAAATCACCATTAATAGACAA